ATTAAGTATCTTATCAACGGTAACTGATGGGTGCCTGGTCTCTCGGAGTGTCTCTGGAGAGATGTTGTACTGCATAATAAGGTGAGGATAGAGAGAGTTAAGGTCAAAAGACACAACCCAATCATACTTTCCCGGAACCGGTTGTTTAACATACGCACCTGCATACTTTGCATCCTTGTCTGAACGTTCTTTGGGCGGAATTACAATGTTTCTCTTTTTGAGATAATTGTAAATGATCGCATCCCACATACGAACTTGATAGAACACATCATTATAATTCACCTTAGCATCATATGCCATAGTGATTGCAAGTTCAATCAGTTTCATCTTGTCTTCCATTCGGTCAACAAGTTCCACGTCAATGATATTATATTCTACAAACTTCTGCCACCCCTTTGTATAGAAATCTTTAAAGGTGTCAAACTCAGAGTGATCAAGTTTCTTTTGCCCAAGTTCCACACTCGCAATATAATCCAAACGATAAGACTCTTGTGCCTTATAAGTAAACTTCTTATACAGGTTCAAATAATCAAGTTGAGTGACACCACCAACATCATAAGAAATATGTTTGCGACCCATAATAATGGTCTCACGTTCAGTCACCAAACCCCAAGGTGAAAGTCGTTTCATTAACTTCTCACCTAAGATCCTATCGATACGACGCACAAGATACGGCATATCATAGAGTTCACTATTCCATCCAGTAACAACTTCCGGAGTATTGGTTTCAATCATCCACCAATTTATAAAGTCATTCAGTAACTCATATTCTGTTCGGAAACTTTTGTAGATAACATTGTCTTGTTTGTTATTAAAAGGTCCCTGACCCCAAGTGCGAATTTGTTTAGTAGTGTAATCTTGCACCGTAATAAGCAAAATTTCTTCTGCTGCAGACTCTACATCAGGGAATCCATTTTCAGATTTGACCTCAATATCAATTGTAGAAATTTTAACTTTACTGGTGTCAAATTTAATCTCTTCCTCAGGATACATCTCAGAGAGATACTGATAGATGTATCGTTCATTCCCATAGATTTTAAAGTTTTCTACGCCATCATATTTTTTGATAAACTCTCTACAATCACGAACGGTGCCAGGTTCTATTGATTCAACATAGTCTCCCTCAAGAGTTTTATACTTTGTCTTTTTATTAGAGGGCACAAAAAGTGTAGGGTAAAACTTTTCCCTCGTAGCAAAGTGTCTTCCATTCTCATATCCACGGACCAGAAAGTGGTCACCGACCATTTGAACGTTGGTGTAAAATCTCATTATGAATCCTTTGGTGACGAACGTTGGTCTCAAACTTCTCTGTGTATATTATAGCATCCTTTCCGGCAAATTCCTCAAATGCACTGATGAACATGGCAAAGTAGTGCCAGTGATTTGGGGGGATATACTGCGGTGACATGCACACGAAGATATGATCAAAATTATAATTATCAAACTTATAATCTTCTTTTTCTACATTTTGATAGTTAGGAACTACTTCTGCATTGAATCTATTACGACTCTTATTTACACTGTTTTTATTTCCAATCCAGGTAAAAGATTTTAATTTATTATGTCCACCCAACCAAGCACCCCAGTTTCCCTCATGAACTCTATTGTGATTCATAATTTCATGAAACTCTATTTTATATGCATCCTCCTCAGGCATCTCTCTAATGTAGTCACCACCAAAAACATCATCATGATGATCTATATTAATCAAGTCAATGTTTTTATAATCGGCAATACTAAACAAAATTGAATCGTGTTCATAACCAAAAGAGACACTATCGCAATTGCGAAGTGCCTTTAAAAAAGTATTATAACAAAACAACAGGTTTGACTGATCAATACGAAAATGACTTTCATTAAAATCAGTTTTGTTAAAAAATTCTTCCCATCTTATTGTTGGATTTCCATTAAACATCAGACCATTATAGAGTTCAATAACTGGACCCATAATGTAATCAAGATCAATGCTTAAGACTCTCATTCAGAGATTTCCATATATGATTTAATAACAGAACTTTTTGGTTCAACGATTGTTAAAATATCTTCAGATCTAAACAACAAATCTTTTTGTTCCGTACAGGTCAACCAAAAACTCACTGTATCATCAGAATTTACTAAAGCAACATCAGAGATTTTACAATTTGGATCTCCAATTTCTGCATCAATTTCTTCAATTTTTGCAATAAGAATTAAACCATTTTGAAGAACTAAACACTTAATCATTTTCTTCTTCTCCACCAACTTTTTCAGAATACATTTCTTTTATAGATTCTAAAGGATCTACAAGAGTAACTATCCAATCGGTAGGAACAGGAATTTGGTCCTCAGATGTCAATAAAATCCATGGAGACAGTGAAATTTGAACTTCTCCATCACTCATATTTTTTTCTTCTGACAATAGAATAGGTTTTCTATATTCTACTTTATGTGGTTTGTTAAAAAGATATCCACAAACTCTATCTTCAACAATAAGTTCTTTTGCATCAGAAATTATTGTTTCTCCCGATTTTAAAATTGTCAATTTAATACTCATTTTCCCCCCGTATCATAGTTTAGTTTGTCATCTTGCTCTTTCATTTTTCTTATAAGAATGTCTTGATGCAGTTGTTCTATTGCTTTACGAACCTCATCAGTCTCTTCCCACTCAAAGGTGTCCCCAGATTTATTTGTGTGTTTTTTCTTTGCCATTGTGGTTTATGCAGATTTTTATTATAGAAGATAACTAAAAGTTTGTCAAGCTAGACAAGCATACCTTTGTCGCTCATGTAATGAAGTGTATCGTGCATATTACCAAGATGCTTGGCACCAATAGAGACCTGCGGGTATGTTGCTTCAGATCCAAACTCTGCTTCAAATGCTCTTTGAGTAAAGTGTTCGTTAAGATTATATTCCAAAAACTCACCATCTAGTGCTCTTAAGAGTGCTGCTATACGCTCACACTCTTGACTACCGTTACTATAAATTACTGCTTGCATTCTTCATCCTCCTTGTAGGTAATAGTTATTTGTTTGTATATTTCATCTCGATTATCACTGTTATATACATTGCAACGTTCGATCTTAGCATCTAAGATCTTCACTACATTATCTATCTGTAAATTAACTACGAACTCTTTAAATACAGGAGTGAGTCCTATCTTGTTAGATCCTGGTGTGTTAAAATCATCCATTATTCAATACCTTTAGGAAATTCTTCAATCTCAGTCAATTCATAATCCCAGTCTTCCATGACTGCATTAGCAAGAAATCTATCAGATAGCATTTCAAGTTCCTTCTCAGCATACTCTCTAGTCTCTGCTTCCAACCAAACATCAACTACCTTACCAAGTCTAAGTTTCTTGATGTCCAACTCAGACAATCGCTTACAGGCATCTCTCACAGCATTGCCAGGAGAGTCATCCACCTGTGACCTCAGTCGAACGAATACTAGTGCTTTAAACTTCATCATTATAATATGCAATAGTTGCGTGGAACTTATCTATAGGATCAATAGTCTCCCCTAATGCACTCCGTATTCTTTCTTTAACTTCTTTGTTACTGATCTCTTTCAAGATCTGTCGTAGTTCATCATCATCAAACTTGACGTAATAGTTGTCACGATGCTTCATTGTTTTCCCTCTCGTCAAGTGCTTCATGAATAATTTGTTTTAACTCAATACGTTCTTCTGGTGTGAAGATTGTACGAATTTTTACTGGCATAGGAGCATAACTACTTGGTTTCTTTGATTTACCAGGAAGACTCATTCCCTGTGTGTCAATTTTGTCCATTGTTCTTTTTCGACCAACAAGGTTTACATAACGAATTTGTCCAACTACCATCAGGTGCTTGGTGCCCTATCTGAGGTGCTTGATTCGCTGGAACCATTTTACCACACCCAACACATTTTGTCTCCCACATCTTCATAATGTTCTTTCCAATCTTTCGGTTGGTTGATCGGGAAAGTCTCTTGGACGACTGTCTAGAGCATTATCAGTTCTAGGTGAACCTTCATTCATTTTTTCAGTTTTTTGAAATGATACTCTCTTATATCTATTTGCCCAGACATCTGGCATCCAATATGTTACTTGCCAATTAATAGTAGGATTTAACTCCAGATGCTTCTCTACAGAATGATTGAATATACCAATCTGAATATATCCATCATGAGTGACACATTCATTGTCACCAGTATTAACTACAAATAGTTGTTTCAAAAAAACACCTCATCGGGGTTGAGATTTTTTACAAATTTCACAGGATCCTTTTCGGACTTGTGAACCCAATGATAGCGCACACATTCAAACATGGGATTCCATGTCGTGACACACACATAATCCGGTTTTTTATTTTTCATAATTTTTGATTAATCGTTCAACTTGTTTCTTATCTGATCCACAAGGAGCGTTTTTTAAACATATAATGATTAATTCATTATCACTGATAGAGGGTTTAATTGTAAATCCCCATCTATCAACTTCACCTTCAGTAGGTGTTTCGACGTAATCAAATTCACTTGGCATTAATCTCGTTGCCTCCAATCATCCGGTTTGTCTTGCTGAAACCAACCCTTAATATCGTCAGCATCAGTAAATCCCTTCTTATGGTTGGATGGATCGGGATCTCCTAAACCCATCCTATTCAGAAAATCGTCTGTGCTACCTTCTTCGATATTTTGTGACGCTTGGCGTCTTGCCATCTTTAACATCTCATTAGCAGATGTATTTGCCTTAGCAAGTTTCTGTGCCCAGATCATATCATCTAGTTTTACATCTTCATTATTTGCGATACATTTACAGATAAACTCCAACCTCAATCTATACTGAGTAGATAGCATACTCCTCTCACTAACGTTGATATTTAGATACAAAAAAGAGGGGCATTAACTGGATTTTGCCAGTTACCCCTCCGTCTGCGACGACGATATTCAGTTTTATTTAGTATTCATTTTTTAGGGGTGAGTGCAAATGCTCCACTCATTACTACGCCAAAAATGGCAAGAGTTGCTAAGATTTCCATATACTAAGAAACGAGTGTAGTAATAGGAACTCCAATAAAAATAGTCATTAGAGTTCCAACTGCTAAGGCAGTGGTAGTGAAGTTCATTGATGCCTCCATCGATTACATAATTATATAGAGTATAGTGTATCATAGTGATACACTTCTGTATCAACCGCAGCAAAAGTTAGTCAGGGTATCAAAACCAGACCTTCTTTTGATGATGTTCGGGCACAATTCTTCCCAGAACAATACTTAGTAACCCATCCTCAAATTCAACTGATCTAACTTCCGTATCCTCTGCCAATGTCCAAGATCTGGTGAAAGATCGTTGAGCCATTCCTCTGTGGACATAAGTGGTTTCTGATTCGGCATCCTCTTTCTGTCCTTCGACAAAGAGTTTTCCGTCTTGTGTGTAGACATTTACTTCTTTCTTTTTAAATCCTGCAAGTGCAAGTTCTAGTCTTGATTCTACTGCGCTGACCGTGACTAGATTAAATGGTGGATAATTCTTCGTTGTTTCGTGGAGATTAAACAACCTATCGAAGTATTCATCCATTCCAATGCTATTCCTATTTATGCGTTCCATCAACGCAGGCAGGTCCGCAGCAGTATACCGTGCAAGGTTTCCCATGATTGTAGCTCCTTTAAAAGCGAGTTTGTGTTTTGTGGACCCCGAAGGCATCCATCATTATTTATAACAAAGCATAAAAAACGGAGTGTTGAACTCCGTAGATTTTTATTCGGTTTCTTCAACCTTTTTCTTTTTGGACCCAATATTATACTTGGTTTCAAGAATCCAGTCTTGCTTATCTTTATAAGAAAGAACCTTAATCTGATTCAGTGGAGCAATATCTTGTATTTTATCAGCACTAACGATGCTAATAAGACCCCAATCAGCAAGTAATTGAGCAATACGATTACGTCGTTGGACATCATTAACTGTGATATTGGCATGTTTACCATCTAGTGCAAAGAGTTCTTTAAAATGCACAAGATAATAACGACCTTGTTTATGAAGGATATGGCAAGATTGATAAATCTTTTTTTCCTTTCTTGATGCAACACCAATTCTTGTCAGTGTTTCTCTTACTTTGAGAAAGTCATCAGGTTCTCCAAGAACCACTTCAACCATCTGCTCCGGCGACCATTTCACAATAGGCTCTTGAACCACACTCATCTTGTTCCTCCAGTATCAAATTTTGATTTAATAAAATTAAGTTGTTCTTTTGTTAAAATTTTCAAAGCCTGTTTTGCCTTCTCATTACTATAACCATAATAACGTTTGACATAATCAAGATCTTTGATCTTATCTTGTCGGAGCCAGGGAGAGAACCTCTTCTTTTTCCTCAGACTATTTAGCATAAAATCATACTGCATCTTCTTTGGAAGAAAATGATACTTGTTCATCTCATTTGCAAACATAATTGCATCAAGATGTCCGGAGAAACAACGGTTGACAATATAAGGAGGATATTCTTTTTCAACCAAGGGGTCTTCATCAATCAAATGCTTCTTTGTTTGATTGATAGAGTTGAGCCAATCTTTTAATTCGGTCATGATAACATCATACTATAAGGGTCTATTTCTGCGCCTAACTCGTCAGTATCTCTAATAAGATTAGCATACTTCTCATCAGACTCGGCAAGTCCCTGCTCACCTTTTGTTGTGTAATGAAGAACAACAGGATTAAAAAATTCTTCGTGCTTTTGTTCCTTGAATCCCATAGTCACATCTTGAGTGGCAAACATATCACCAACCAATTCAAGACGACTGAAGATAATCCACACAGCATACTGATCAACAATTCGTGGATTAGGAATTGGCATTAACTCTTCACTAAATTTAAAGAGTTGCATCAGTTTAGTGAGTTCATCAAGACGATCAATGATTTGATCATGAAAATTATTATTCATCAATATCACACCTAGGCAATACTTATAAACCTCACGCTTTCCCCCTAGATCATAGATGGCAGCATCTACCTTATCTAAGGACTCTCTGATGCCCCTGCCGCCACCTGTATTAGGGTCATGCCTGAATCCAAACTCTTCTCTACCATACACATCACGATGACAATAGGTGTCAAAAAGATACTGAGGATCATCATAAAAAATAGTATCAGAATCAAGATAAAGAATATTGCAGGATCTACCTTCAAAATATTTAAGATTATACCATCTGTGAATTGACCAGGCACTTAACATATCGTGGTCAAATCCATCCACAAAAGATCTAAAATTTACATCATAGTTTGAGCAAAAATCGGGAGAGATGAAGTCCGGATTATCGCAGAACAAATAAACACATATCTCATTGTTAAATTCTCTCAATGATCTAATGCTATGTTCCAAACGTTTTAATTCATGATTATTAATATGCTCATGAATACTCATTTTGTATGAGTAATAAACAATATTTTGATAGTCTTTGTTTTTTCTTTGGCGAAGATTATCTAATTTTTCGCGCATTGATTTATTCATACTAATCCCTCTTTCTTTAACTTAGAGAAATTATAACACCCTTCAAATACAGTTTTTATTTTTGACTTCTTATCATAGTTCATAAGAAGAAGTTCTTTTCTATCTTTTTGCTCACGCATATACTCACCCACAGACCTCATCGTATAAGTAAGATCAAACTCTCCCACTTCCCATCCTTGAAAACGATCTTTGACTAATTGGGATGAATTATAAGATATGAGTTGAGGTCCAATAAATCTATCACAATCAGTGGCAAAATCATCATGATTGAATTTGTTATGCATACTTCCCTTTTTCCCATAAAGATTACTTTTAATATCGTATGGGGGATCAAGATAAGTAAAGCACTCCTTATCATCAGTGAGGAGTTGTTCATAACTAAGATTAGTAATTTTCCAATCTTTAATTATTTTTGTATATCCTTGCAGTTTTTCTATGCCTCGCATTGAGAAGTTTGAGTCAGATGCTTGGGCAGAAAAGGATGAGGACTCAGTGAGACCAGAAAAAGAGCACTTGTTAACAACGTAAAAAGCACAAGCACGAAATAAATTGGTTTGATCATA